TTTTCTGCTTCTTGTGCGGTCTGTACAGTGTCTTCATGCAACTGTTGCACATCTGCCTGAGCTGCTTCTACTTCCTGCTGTGCCTGTTCTACTGCTGCCCTGGAGATTTCTACCTGTGCCGCCTTGTTAACTACATCGTCATGCATGGCTATATAGTCTGGTCTGAGGTTCCCTGGAAGGGTAAGCATCTGCCAGATGTCTGTGTTGCGTCCCGGCTCCGGAGCTGTGCCGGTGATGGTGGTTCCATTCTCTATCCTGCACACATAGGATCCACCCTGATAGCTCACCGTATCAAGATATTCATAGGCTGTTTCTGGATCGTATTCCCCTCTGGGATTCAAGGAGACATTTCCCAAATCGGTTGGAAGATAGTCGTTTTCTGTATTGTTCATCGTTTTCTCCTTTCTCAGTTTTTAAGCTGGTACATCAGCCGGCTGCCTTTTCGGTAGAAACGGATTCTGTCTACTTTAGGGTCTGAGTACATCATGAGCCGCCCGGCCGCTACCCGGAACGAAGGAAAGTAGACGTTTCCGGTATCGCCCTTGAGTTCGGTTTCCTTCTGTCTGACGTAATTATCAATGTTTCTCTTTCCCTCTTCCACCCTTCCTTGGACGGATTCTGCCGCCTTCCGCGCTTCGCCAGCATAATATTTTGCATTGTCTTCTTTCTGCTCCGGATGATCTTCCCTTCCATGAGCCCACGATTCCGCTTCCTCTGCTTTTGCTTCTGCCTGGTTTTTTGCTTTCTCCGTCCGTCTCTGATATTCCGCGGTCGCCGCAAGGGTGTGATGAAATAAATCTACATCCTCCGGGGTCTCGAATCCTTCTGGGGCTTTTCGGCTGTTTACCATCATGTAGATGACGTTTGCTGTTTCTCCTCCTTCTGGATTCGAGATGTAGATGTAAGCCGTGATCATCCTTTTCTGCCGCAATGCCGCATTTGGAATGTCTACGGTAGATATTCCATCAACAGTGGTACCGGTTACTACTTTGGCAGTCTCCAGGTCTTTCCATGAGAAATGTACTTCGAAAATTTCTGGAAGATCTAAACCAGTAATCTGAATCTTCTGTCCATAGTCCCACTGCCAAAGTTCCTCATTTATTTCGATTTCTTCTCCCTTCCGGGAGAAATTTGCAATCAACATTTCATCATCTCCTTAACTGTTTGTTTGAGATCCTGGATCTCTTCATGCTGTTCTTTCAGCATGGCGAACATTGCCGGGATCATAATACGCTCGTTCCAGTTTTCGGCTTTACCATCTACGTGATCGACCGCCAGCGGAAAATACTCTGCGATATTTTCAACCGTAAACATCGGGAATTCCACGCCTACGCGCTCATCGCTCTTATCAAGATAACCATCTTTGTACTTAGCCATGATCGGCTCTATGCCATACAGTTGGTCAATAAATTCCTTCGGCAGCTTGTCACCCAAAACTTTATACCTTTCAGAAGAGGAACTAAATTTGGACAATTGATAGTTATTCTGGTTAATATAGCAGTTGTATCCACTCGTAACTGTTGGATACTTGTAGGTCCGGATGCCGCCCCTGCAATATATTTCTTTTTGGAATTCCAAATATACACCTGATTTATCAGGAGTATCCGACATGGTTGCTATACCGGGGATTTTAAGTCTATTTAGTGTCGCTTCTCCTGCACCGCAATTGAGTTCCCCTGCATTTATTTCATCAAAGCCCCCTCTAACCCAGTCACTGCCATCTAGTTCCACAAAAGATATAAACGCTCCATTCGTAAGAGCATCATCTTCTATTTCTATATCAATTTCTCCGTCCTGAATCGTATACGTTCCACTGATCCTGGAAAAACTGTCACCTTTTAATTGAATAGCTTTAAAATCTGCTGACGGATCATTTGGATCCAGTGGCACACTGAACAATCTAATTGAATCTTTATCGAAAATAGCTGCAATTAATCCATCCTCGTTATATAAGGTATACCCATTAATATCCTGTGTTGATACAAGCACTCCATTTTTGTCAAAAACTTTCTGGGTTCCATTTTCATTATTTTCTCCGCCCAACAATAATGTCCCTCCTCTTGCAGCATCAAACGAGAAATACAGATGTCCGTTCAGATAACGGAGACCTTTCCATGCACCATTATTGGTCAGGATATTCACTACCTGTTCCTGGGTCAGTGCTTCCGCATCCAGAACAACTTCTACTGTCTGATAATCGATCGCAGTCGATCCATCCAGGGCGTATAAGGTACAGCGTACCGCTGAGATCTCCTTTGGGCTTCCGGAGGACATCATGGACCATGTTATGGAATTCTCACCGCTTGCCGGACTGTTGTAGACTGTCGTCCAGGTTTTTCCATCGGAGGTTTCTTCGATCTTGAATCTGCCCTTGTATGCAGTTCTTCCAACAGAATCGCCTTCTCTGTAGAATCCTGAAAACATAAGTTCCTCCGGAGACATCGTTCCGTCTGCCATTCTTTTTACGATCGCAGCCGGACAGTCCAGATAATACATCTTTCCATCATCACCGGCATATAATTTCGCAACCGTAAATTTCTTCGTCAGCACCATAGTATCCAGATATACTGCACGGATGCTCACCCATCCACTGTGTGCGGACAGAGATTTTACCGTATAAGTATGTGTTGTTTTGTCCCAGGAACCGGTGATGCTGTCGGATGTGGTCACTGTGAAAGAGCAGTCATCTGTGACATCTGTAGAATTGTATAATGCAGTCGCTGTTGTGGTTACTGACGGAAACTCCCCTATGATACTGCCGTCATTATGTACCGGGATGCTCTGGTATTCGTTGTCGAGCTGTAAGGTCATGTTTCGGGAGGATGTAATGGACTCATCTATTTCGTCAAATTTCTCCTGCAGCTTTTTCTTCCCAAGCATAAAGCTATTCGGATCTATTTCAACTTCTCCTGTATCTGCATTTATCCGGAACGTAACCTTTCCGTCATTGTCTTCTGCAGTAAATCCTCTGGTATTGATCCATTTCGCCTGAATCCCGATCGCATACAGGATATTCAGGACTGCATCACCATTACTATCGAATCCGGAAGTCCACTTTCCTGCTGCCGTTGTTGCTTCATCCGTTCCCTGATAATCAGAGGTCACAAAGAAACCGTCAGCTGCAGTTTTATATACGATCTTCGATTCTGACAGGCGCAGCTTATTATGCCGGTATGTAATCACAGATCCGTCCGGCTGCACGACTTCTGTGTAGTAAAAGCCCAGGGTATTTGCCGCCATATCATTCATCTGTTTCAGCTTTGCGTTATATGCAGATATCTTTTCTTCTGTTTTCTTAAGAGCCTGCTCTACCAGCGCTTTTGTCCCACTGGGATATTCCAAACTCTGTGTTTCCATGCTCTTTGCCTTGCAGGAGAACTCTGTACCGTCTGCAAAATTAAATTCTATGTCCGTGGCATAAGATCTGTGCAGATTGCCCCTGCTGTCTTTAAACTGTATGGAATCGCCAAAAACAGCGTAGCCTATCGGGACGCTGCTCAGGGAAAACGGAAGAAGTTCGAATCCCTCCAGGATCTGCCCGATACGATTCACTCCTTCTTCCTCATTTCCTGCTAAAAGCTGATTGCTGCTGATGTCAATAACATACCCTTCCGTTCCGTATAAATATTCATCATCTCCGTCCGTATACTTCACGCCAGTTACTACAATCGGATCTACATCATTTTCTGCATCACCGATTACCGGCGGCTCATGTCCCGCCACGGTTCTCTCATACACAGTGATGATCTCTTCATCCTCTGTATCCAGAATCGACTGCCCGCTGACATCCGGCCATGGAATTTCTTCCATCAGGACCACATTACCTTCCTGGCCAAACGTGATGATCCTCAGCAGGTCATTCTCATCTATCCTTGCATTACCGCCTGCCAGCGCCGCAACCATGCCGATCACCGCACGATAAGTCGTGCCTTCCGGAGCTTTCTGTACCTGAAAGTCAGAATTTTTAAAATCAGCATCTCCTAATACAAGTCCGCACTGCTGGCAGGCATCCCGAAGGACTTCGCCTGCAGTACACGGAAAACTGAGATTCGTCTTGTAAGTAAGATCTGCCTTGCTCATATAATCAAGCAGTGTCAGGTTGATCTCATCATCGATTGCCGGCTTTCTGCATACGATGAAACTGCCTCTTTTAAAGGTTTCCAAACGGTCAGACAACTGTAAATTCATAAAAATGACGAATACTGCTTTATTGAAGCTGTACTTGTCAAACTGTCCTTTATCATTGACAAGGGAAAGTGTAGCTGTCTTCTCGATCGCCACTCCGACCGGAAAATCGCTGCTATCTGCAGCATCGATGATCCCGTTCCCGTCCAGATAAAAGTCTTTCTTTTCAAGAGAAAGTTTCGTCCCGTCTGCCAGGGTCACATTTGCTGTCACATAATAATTGTGGTTCTTTTTTGATTCTTCTTTTAACTGTTCCGAAACGTTGATCAATTCTTTTCTATCCTCCTTATGTTGATAGCCAGGTCTGTCCATTTTTCTTCGTTGTCTTCCAGAGTCTGAGCTGCCATGTTGAAATTCGATGCGTAGAACGTCCGGTCGATCCATTCACCCGGGATCGTAGGATCCTTGTGGTGGAAGGAAAACTCAGATTTGTTTATCATTCCATTTAGAATCGCCGCGATTTCTTTCCAGGTTAAAGTATCCCAGGTAAGATCATATCCTCCAATCGTTCCCATCGGGCTGTTGTGCATCGTCAGCTCCTGGTCTCTTTTAGAGCTTTTGGTACTTGTAGTTGCAAATACCGGCTTATAAGTAGTTGGGGGTGCGATTGCAACCCCGTCCACCGTAAAACCTTCTTTTTTCAGATCAGCCATCTCACCACTCCTCTCCCAGTTTAAACGGATTCTTACCGCCATTCCTGCTTCTCTGAAGCTCTCCTTCTTCCAAGATAATGTTTAATAATTTTCTTCCGGAAGCCGTCACCGATATATTGTAGGTGTTGCCATCCTGCTTCTGTGGTGATTCCTCCCGGACGATCTTTCTCAGGAGGTTCTCCGGAGCTTCAATGTTGTTTCCTACTTTCTGGTCACCCAGAACTGCCAGGAACTCCGATCGTGGCGGAATGACGGCTCCGCTTGCAAGGTATGGAACTGAGCTTACCCGCGGAAGATTCATCCAGTAATTGCCCCATCGGCGTTCCCCTGTAGGGCCTGTGACATCATAAGAAAATGTAAAGGCATGCTCTACTCCGGAAATTGCATTGTTGATATTCCCGATAGTACGGTTCACCTCTGAAATCATGTTGTTGAGCGTTCTCGTGATTCCTGTTGTGCCGTTGGCAACTCCCTGTGCCAGTCCATTTCCCATTCTGGTTCCTGCTCGTTCCATAGAGGAAGTCAGGCTGTTCATCTTCTGATTCACCATCCCAATCATATCTGCTATGATCTGACTGATCCGTTCGCTGGCTTTCTTCCATTTGAAGGTCATAGTGTTGTACTGACTGCTGAAATGAGAGTTTACAGTCCTCTGCATCTCTCCAAGCTTCAGATTTGCCGTCTGTTTCATCTGATCCAGATTTTTTGAAACCTCTTTCGCAGAACTTCCCCAGTTCGTAACAGTAGCGGTATTTACGCCGCTGGTTGCGTCTTCTGCTGCCTTCTGTACATCTGAGAGGTTTGATTCCGCATCTGTCTTCATCTTACCGGTTGCACTGGTCACTGTCTCCTGTGCTCCGACAATATTCTTGTCTACACTGGTTTTTACTGCTACAGTGGCACTTGGAAATCTCTCTGCCAGTGCCTGATTCAGCTCATCCAGCGGCACGCCTGCGTCTTTCAGGGAATTGTATACCATGTCAAATGCTTCCTGCGCTGTCGCTGCTGAACCACTTGTGTTATTAAAGCTGCTCAGGATGCCCTGATAAGTACCGGCATAATCACTTGAAGTCATGCTCAGATCATACAAAACATCCCGAACTCCCTTGATCGCGTCCTTCACTGTGATAGAAGAGGTATCGATCTTGCCTGTCGTCTCGGAAAATCCAGTTCCAAGAGCTTCTACTTTTGCAGTCATGTCTTCTACAAATTCTGTGGAAACTCCTGCCTGTGCCCCGTACTGCTCCAGGATTCCTCTGGCTTTATCTGCAGATACGCCATACTCTGTGAGCTTCTGGATCATATCGTCGTACATCTCATTGTTTGCTTTTCCGGCAGATTCATCCGCCTCAATCAGCTTCCAGAGATCTTCTGCCTGCTCCTGTGTGATTGCGTGTGCTTCGCTCATTGCGCCTGTGTAATCATGAAGATAGCCTCCTGTCTGTGAAAGAATGCCGTTTCCTCCCTGTGCTGTTTCTACCAGTTCCGCAATCTTCTTTGTCAGCTCCACAGTGCCTGCTGTTGCTACAGCAATCAGTCCTGCTGTGCCGATAACCGGAAGCGCAGAAGAAACAAGGGTATCAAGCGCTCCTGTTACACCGCTTAATCCACCGCTCACAAGACCGGAAAGGCTTCCTGCTAAGGCTGAAACAGATTCTGTTGCAAGTAATTTCGCCCCCAATTTTGCGATAAGGCTACCTGCAAAAGAAGCGATGCCCGTCTTGCTAAACTCTACTGCAAGAAAAGCTGCTGCTATCACAGCTGCGATTTTCCCCGGTAACCCTTCACTTTCCCACATTCCTTCTAATGCTCCGGCGATTCCAAGGATTATCATTTTTCCTGCTGTTTTAAGGATCTGGATCCATGGTAACTGTCCAAGAAAATCTCCGATCCCTTTGCCCAGATTATAAAAAGTATCTGGTGTAATGGCATCTGTAAGTGCCGTGCACAAGTGGGAAAGGAAATCTCCAAGTGCTTCTCCATTCTCTTTCCATTTGAAGTCCTGTATGAAGGTCGCGATTCCGTTGCCGATATTTTCTGCTACTTCGTCCCAGTCAAAATTTTCTGTGAACTGTGCCAGGCTCTCAAATGCACCGTTGATTCCTGTCGTCAGGGATTCTGCGATATCTGAGAAGTCTACCTTGTCAGACATGCCATTCAGGGCTTCTGCTACTGCATTGCCAAGTTCCTGCCAGCCTGTGATCCCTGCATTGTTCTTTCTGGCCATGTCCTGTACAAAGCCATCGAACATCCGCCATGCGATCATAAATTTGTTCCCAAGAGCATTTCCAAACTCTCTCCACGGGATCTCATCGATCATTCCCCGCAGTCCCTGTGAGATGCCGCTTCCAATCCTCTCGAAATTGATGCCTGTGGCTGGATCGGTAAGACGGTTGAACGTCCGGATCAGCGTTGTGATCCCTGCTCCGACAGTACGTCCCATAATATCCCAATCGATGTTATCGACCAGGCTGTTGAAGGTCCTGGTGAATGCATCACAGAACTCTGTGACCTTCGGACCGACGTTTTTCCAGCTGATCACATCATAGACATATTTCAGTCCCTTGTTGATGCACTGGGCTAAGTACTTTCCAAGTCCCCCCCAGTCTTCCTGTTTGATCAGCTTGCGGATCTTGTCGGCGATGCCCTTGATGGAGTTCTTGATCGGAACCTCTTCAAACATCTGATCCGGTGTCGGACCTGTGTAACCGCCGCCGGTTCCATCTGACGAAGAGCTGTCGCTGCCATCATCGTAATTGTTGATCTCATCAAGCGGGCTCAGGTAGCCTTCCAGGGCTTTCGCCGCTTTCTTGGCGCTGTCCGCTGTCTTGTCAAGACTGGCCGCGTAATCCTGCTGGACAGATGCTGCTTTCGTGAATGTCTTCTGACCGGTTAAGGCCGTAAAGAACATCCCCACATAGGTAAGTGCCTGGGAAAGCAGGTTGATAAACTGCACCAGAATCGGGGCAGCCACTGTCAAGATCGGAGCAAATGCTGTCGCAAGGGCATTCTTCAGCTGTGTCAGGGATGACTGTAGCATGGAGATGCTGTTGTTTGTCGTGCCGCTGTACTGTGCAAGATTCTGGAATCCTTCGACTGCTGCACTCCGCAGCTTGTTCATCAGAACATACAGACTGCGGATACCGATGCTGTATTTCAGCAACGTCCGTATCGCCTTGGTCATCGTACCAAGCGACGAGGTGCTCTTGTTGGCCGACTTGTGGATGCTGAAGATACCTGAAGATATCTTCCTGATGCCGCCTGCAACGGAACTTGCCGACAGTTTCAGGAGCTTCATACTCAGCTTCTCCACTGTACGGATCAGGCTCTTCATACTGGATTTAAGCTGTTTCATACCGTTTTGTGCCAGTTTCGGCGAAAGCTTTTCCAATGCATTCTGCAGTTTTTGTAATGCAGGTGCCTTGTTCCCGACTTCATCGACAACTCCTCCGCATTCACGCACTTTTTCCTTTACGGATGCAAAAGACGTTACCAGACGATTATTCATATCATCCAACCGGATTTCTTCCGTCGTGAGCCTGTATGCTGTGCTCTGATATTCAGAAAGACTCCTTGGATCAACATAAGCTGTACCGGATTTTCTCATTTCTTTCTGTTTTTCTTCAAGGCTTTCTATCGTTTCAAGCATTTTCTGGAGTTCTTTTTCTTTCTCCTTGAAGCCGCCTGAATCATCTGAAAACCCAAGCTTGCTCCATTCTCTCAGTTCACCTTCGAGTTTTGCAGACTTTTCGTAAATATCGTCCAGTTCTTTACCAAGGCGCTTGTATTCGTCCGTTTCTACTTTCTGTCCGGAGATTTCTTTTAATCTCTGCTTTAAGGAAACTACTTTCTTTGCCTGCTGGCTGTACTGATTGTTTAATTTTGAAACGGAATCTACCTGCTTCTGGATAGCGATCCTTGTTTTTTCGCTGGCTTTTCCAATGGTGGAGGTCATGCGCTTCATGGAAGCCTCGATATCTCTCGCTCCGACTTCGACACCTTTTTCATTTACTTCTGTATCGATCGTTACTGTTCCATCTGCCACGCAACCACCTCACTACTTCTTAATTCCAAACAGCTCATTCAGAGCTGCCTCTTCCTCTGCTGACCGCTTCTTCACTGTCTGTTTCAGGTCGATCAACTTCTTGTTGTTCCTGTAAAACTCCATCTCCCATTTCTCCAGCTTCTTGCCCTTGGCTTTCTTCTGGCGGATATAAAGCACCTGGCTGAACAGTCCATCTGCAATCTCCATATAGGCTCCAAGGAAAGTCCACCAGTGCACATATTCCAGGGAACGGATGTCCTTTCCGATATTTTTATTGACTGCTGGTGCAATGATAGGTGAATCCTGCTCCCAGTCCATTAACCGGACTTTGCTTTTACCTTCTCCGGTGATTCCGCAGTCAATGAACTCTTTCCCTTTTTCAAGGGCTTCGTTCAAATATTCGACTGGGATTTCTTCCGGATCCCAATACAAGATCTCGAGCATCACCTGTGACTTTTCCTGATCTGACAGTTCCGGATCTGCCATAGCCTTTAAAATATCCAGAATCGCCCTGAAATCTGTCCGGATGTCATATTCTTCGCCGCCTAACTCAATGTTTTCCGGAAGTCTCCACTGATCATCCATGATGACGTTTCTTCTTGGTGTATCTTCTTCCGGAAGAACGGTACTTTGCCGTGTATTTGTTTACGCGGCTTTTTATTTTCTCCAGGCGCGCATCAAATTCTTCGTTAATGACGCTGCATACCGTATTCAGGCATACCTCGTAAAACAGTGTTCCATCTGTCATCGGCGAGAACGGACCCATGATGCTGAAGAATGTGTTTCCCGTGTCTGCATCTACCAGATAATCCAGCTGTTCGATTACTTTCTGCTGACATTCTGTGATATCGTCTTCATCCTGGAGCTTAAATTCATTGAAGAATTTTCTGACATCCTCGTATCTGGAAAGAATATTGGTATCTGCCGGGCGGAAACAGAACTCTGCCAGTTTCTTGCCCTGCCTGTTCTTGATCTCATAGGTTTTACTGCCATCCTCGATGATGATCTCGTTTGTTTTTTTCTCTAATGAAGCCATTCTATTCCTCCTTGGGTGTCCGAATCGGACACCTTAAACCTTAAATTTGGGCATAAAAAAGGACGGGGTGCCATCTCTGACACCCCTATTCAGTTTTATGTCTGTTTACGCTGCTTCAATTGCTCCTTCCGTAAATACCGGAGAATCTGTATTCAGTGACTCAGAAGTAACATAGCCTTTGATTCTTTCTCCATCCTCCAGTATATTAAACGGGAAGTCTACCCCTTCCGTATCTCCACCGTAAGACTGCGGTTTTACCATAACTTCCTGTACATATGCCAACTGTTTGGCCGCACTGGTATCTTCCACGATCACTTCCAGCATGTAAGTCTTGCACTTATCCCCTCTCAGACGATCCATAGCAATTTCTCTGATCTTTGGATAAATCTTTTTCTCCGGATCTGCATAATACGGGTCTGCGCTTATAGATGGTTTATATCCTTTGTCGGAGGTTCTGATCCGTCCGAGAATATTCTCCTTCTGGTCAGTATCCGGATTCAATTCTACAGACATATCTTCGATGTCATCGCCCAGAACTTCCCAGGCTGCTGATTTTAATTCTCTCTTGAATGTATAATCAAGATAATGCCTCAGTGCTTTTCTCTGTAATTTCATACGTTCACGTTCCTTTCTCTGTAAATAATTCTTGCCTGTATCATGTAACGTGCCAATCCTGCCTCGCAATTTACTCCAGACAGGTTTGGCATGTTCTGAAGGTTTTCCATTCTCTCTACCGTGCAGTTTTCTCCAAGATCCGGATATTCTTTCTTCTCATTCTGCTCATCCATCCAGTCCATGAATGCCTGGGCAAAATTCATAGCCTCCAGATTCAGATCATCCTGTTCAGAAGAGTACGGTTTTACGATAATGATGGAAAATCCATATTCTTTCTGTACGTTTCCAGTGATGTACTTCTTTCTGACCTTGTCGGAATAATTTGTGATCAGTGAAATACTGTCCCGAGCCTCCGGGGAAAAATTGAAGTTTAACAGGGTTCCTGCCAGTTCTTCCACTTTAGGCTCAAAGTATGCTTTTACTGCCTCATGTTTTGTCATTACATTTTTCCTTTCAGATGATTCTCATAGGCTCTTGCAAGATCACCTTTTCTCGCTGTCATCATTGCCTTGTCCCAGTGATCTGTTGCCAGCGGATGCCGGAAATCGCTGTACTGCAGCCTTTTTCCTGTCGGTGTTTTGTGTGGCGGGGAGTAGAAACCAACAATTTCTCCCCCGTCCGTGATCGGATAGTTTGGTCCGTACAGCTCGCCTTCCCACTGGTAATGGGCGTAAGGGCTGACGTATGTGATGTGTCCACAATCATCATCTGCAGTAATAACGATATTCTGTGCAAGCGCCAGGTTATCTGCTGGAACATACGGATCCATGAGTTCTGCTGCCTGATTCGCAAGAAACAGCATATTGTCCCGACCGCCGACTTTTTCCTTGGCAATCTCTTTCGGAGATTTCTTCCACTCAAGTTTTACATCCATGGCTTATCCTCCCAGGCGGTAATGCTTTGCAACAGGAAACTTCGTGTTATCTGCAGATGCAGTCACTTTAAAAGCATCCGGCTTGTGGTGGTTCATGATCTGGGCGGCGGTCTGTCCGGATGCTCCTGTGATTTCCTCTGTACATTCGCCGTAGATCACGATATCTCCCTGAGACATGGTGAAATGTCCTTCCGAATCTTTGACATATTCTGCATATGGACGATACCTTTCATCCTCCGGGATCCTGACCACGTAAGTATTCTGTACACTTGCCTGCGTTCCGCTGAAACTGGTCTTTACCTCAGACTTCCAGAAACAGTTATGGAGCACAGTTCTCTGCCAGTGTTCCCTTTTGTCTTCGCTGTCTGCCGCCTGGATCCGGTTATACAGAGTGATTGTGTGGATGTAATTCTGATTCATGATCACACTCCCCGGTACAAAAGCCCTGTGTTCCCAAGATACCGATGAATGATTTCGCTGATCTTCTTTGCCTTGCCCTCTTCTGTGAAAGTAGACTGTGACAGATCAAAAGTTCCGGATTCCCCGTCATTGGAGTACGACTGAAGAACACCGCCCTGTACTGCTGCCTGCTGTGCACTCCTATCCGCCTGATATAAGAGCTCTGCAAGTTCACAGGCACAATCTTTCACCTCATCGGTCAAAAGCTCTGTATCAGCGGTCAGACGGCCGAACGTATACTGATTCAGAACCCTTTCTGTTTGTTTTTCCCAGAACATAAAATCATCTTCCGGGACAGTCGGTTCCCTGCCCAGAAGATATTTTGATTCGTAATATCCGTAGTTCACATACATCAGGTTTCACTCCTTTGTCATTTCTGAGCCACAAGTGTAATCTCTTTGGTTACTGCTGTCTTCTCTACAACAATTGTTTCTGTCATTGAAGCAAATCCTTTTTTGGTAATCTTCGCAGTGTATGATCCCGCACGGAGATTAAACTCTGCCTTTCCGTTATCATCAGTAATAAGGATTGCTCCATCCACATTGATGCGGGTTCCTTTACTTGCATCACTTCCCTCAGTCACTGTAAATGTAACTTTCTGGGTTATAAGTGGTGTTCCTGGTTCCAGGTAAGCAAACGCACATCCTGTACGGTCTTCATTCATACGTGTTGCCGGGTTTGGAAGTGCCCATCCCATACGGAATACAATTCGGATTGCGGTCATATCCTGCTGTGCAAGGTTATATACGATCTCTTTTGTGGCCGGGTCCTGAATTACACCCTGATCCAAGATTTTCACCGTAACATCCTGTCTGATGGAATATACCGCCTGGCTAAAATCGCCAACTACCAGCTGTGCGATATCCGGATAAAATCCACCGTTCTCAGGAAATGTAATCGGTGCTCCATCTAATGTATATCTTGACACTTCCTGCATATTATTCTTGAAGATCGGCTGACCTGTAGTATCGCGCAGTCCACGGAGTTTTGATTTAAAGGTCATTGCCGCAATTGCTCCAGATACGCCAAATCCATCATCTTCCACTTTGGCAAATACACCATTTTCACCAAGGATCAGATCATAATAATCTTTTCCGGCTGCAGGTGATACATTATTTCCTGCCTGTCTCGCCAGGGTGATAAGATCTGCCTGCCATTCTCTTGGGCGATTGTCACCAAAAATAACTGCTGCATCTACTTTCTGCCCGATTGCTTCCATGATACGTGGTGTGATCTCACCAAAAATATCAAATTCCGCATCGGAAATAACTGCATCCGGAATAGGTACGATAACTGCAAGTTCTCCTGCTGTGAGGTACACATTATCCCAGGCCTGTCTGGTAGTCTGTTTCATTCCGGTATCACCATCTACCCAGTATGCGGTTGGAAGGAAATCCAACACACGGATTCTGGTCTGGTTACTGGTCATGTTCGGAAGTTTTTTTGCCATCCCCATAAATACAGAGTTTTTCGGTGCATCCTGAAAAATATTGGATACAATCTGTTCACGGATGATCGCCTCTGCGTCAGCTCTGTTTGTAATATTTACTGCCATTCTTTACTCTCCTTTTCCGAGCAGACTTCTCAGTGCCTCATTTGCCTGCTCTTTTTTAGTCTGTGCATCGTTATTGATTCCTGTGGTTGAAGATACCACCCGCGGAATCGTGGACGGCTGCTGGAACAGATAATCATTCTCCTTCTTCAGATCTGCAATTGCTGTCTCGATATCCTGAGCCTGGTTTTTGGACGCTTTCAGGGTATCTGTATCTAAAAGAGCCATGATCGCCTTTTCGTTTCGGCCAGATGCCTTGCGGATGGCTTCTTTCACAGAGGCATCAAACTCATAATCAGCTTTGATCTTTGCAATCTCAGTATCCTTGCCCTGAAGCTGTGCTGTCAGGTTAGTAACCTTCGTCTGAAGAGCCGCTGCATCAATTCCCTCCATAGCCTTCAAAGAAGCCTGTGCTGTGTCCAACTGATTCTTGTAAGAATCTCTCTCTGCCTTTAAAGGATTGATTTCCTTTCCATATTCCGCCATAACAAAATCAATCTGTTCTGTTGTAAGTCCTTTTGCTGTTAAATCTTCTCTTTTCATTCTTTTATCTCTCTTTCTACTCTTGGTTTACGTGTGTGAGCCACGATCATCCGACTATTTTACGTCTGATCAGCTGACGAAAAGCATAAAAATAGCACCTCAGATTTCTCTGTGTGCTTACCTGCTGTTTAACGGACAGCCCCGAGAAGTTTGGTCATCTCCCTGTTGCGCCAGCGCAACTGCTTAAAATGGGTACAAAAATACCACCTGCCACTGCTGGTGGTGGTATCAATACCCATGCCATTTACACTTTTCACATATCACTTCCCAATTCGGTTTCTTTTTAAACCTCTTCGGAACTGTTTCTTTCTTAATGATCCCATCTACTGCATCCGAATTTTCAATACAGTCAATAGGCTCTATATTCTCATCCACCAAAGGGCACAAAACAAAGTTAGGACCATGCATTTTTACATACCCTCCACATTTTCAAGCTGATTAACAATGTCCTCCAGAGCCTTTCCCTCAAAGAATGGAGCTTTCATTACTTCATCAATACTGTGAGCTTCCATAAAATCATCTCCACACCACATATCAAAATGTTTCTCATTAAACGGATCCACGCCACACTCTTTTCCATTATAGTCAAACAGAACATGCGTGCATATACTGTTAATTCTATCTCTTAAATCTTTTGCAGTCATAATATATCTTCATTCTCCTTTCTCTCATTTTCTGTCAATTCCCTGGTTGGACGACCAATTAATTTTCCGTCTTCATACTTATAATCATGGGCATGTTCTCCGTTTTTACCGTATGGATGCATTTTAGCATTTCCATGATTATTATTGCTAATCTGCTTATACTGTCTACCATTTTCATCATAATAATTTCTCTCAATTCCACCTTTCTTACCAGTTAACTGAGTGATACTATTAGGATTTCCAGTTAGAGTAGTTTTCTTAACTTCAATTATATCCTGCCCAGCCGCATTTTTCAATGTCGAAGGGGTTATTTTCTCAAGCTCTGCCTTTGTCGGCATGAAATGTCCCCTCAGTCCATCCTGCATGATCCGTTCTTTCTGCTCTGGAAGCTTCATCTTTTCAGAGAAATCTTTGTAAGTCTGCATCTGTCCCTGATATTTTGCTTTCGCAAGAATGATATCGTTTGGATCTGCACCACCTTCCTGAAGAAGTTTGATCTTCTGACGCTGTGCTCGCATTCCCCTTTCCATCTTTCTCTGCTGTTGAAGGGCTTCGTAAGTGGTGTACTGTTTTCCGTTATATTCCCTTGGGGTATTTTCCTCCTTGAGCTTCTGTGTGAGTTCTTTATCTGTATAAGTCCTTACAGATCCTGGTGGAAATGGCCTGTAATCATGATAACAGTTTATTCCTTTCAACCCTGTTATCTCGCCCAGGCCGCACACTTCTTTTAACTGCTGCATACTCCAAACTTTACCCTGCCAGGGCTGGTGTGTCGGACGTGCACCTACGTGATAGCTTACCTCGTACTGATCTGTACCAAGATCTGCTGCCACCTGCTCATTGATCTTCCCCTGTATCTGCCGGAACCCTGTCAGTACAGCCCTTCTGACTGCCACATTTACCCTGTCACGGTGTCCGGAATCATATTCTATGTACCGAATCCCGGACGCAGTCATCTGGTTGATTGTCCGTCTCAGGACTGTATTGTAGTCAAAAGCTCCTGAATGAATGTCCATCACTGCATTGTCCAGCGTAGATCTGTAATACTCCATCAATGGAGCCGATCGTATCTTTCCAGTTGCAGGATCCCTGATTGCAAAGCCCATAGAACCGGCGATGTTCCTGTATTCACTTTTCAGCCGCTGTTTTGTTACTTCAAGCAACTGTTGGAGAAATGTATTCTGTTCGAAAGGAATCTGCTCCAGATCTGCCAGCTTATATGCCCGTGCATGACCGTAATATTCTCTGTATGCCTCATCAGAGAATATGTGATCCATTTCCTTGTCTGACGCTTCCAGGGCTTTCTGGATCCATGTACGGATCTGCTTCTCAGACATTCCCAATTGCTGCAGTCTACTAATCTGCCAGTCTGCCGATGCTGTGGATACGCCGTTTTCTTTTATCCTCCGGGCAATATCTGACATGATCCGGATTTCCAGTTCGGAAAAGATATTCTCGGTCTTTACAGTCAGCTGTTCGATTTCCCCCTGGGTCATTCAATCACCGTATCCTCTGGCTGCTGTACTGCTGCCTTTGCCTGCTCTTCTGTTTCCCCGTACCATTTCATTCTGTATTCCACAAGGGACATTGCTCCCATAGCAACATCTAACCTGTCTGACTGCCTTTCTGATTCCACATCTGTTACAATAGAATCATCCCAGTCAAAGGATGTCTGGTAGTTTCCTGAAGGACAGAGATGGTACAGATCACACCAGAATGAAATTGCATCCACCAGATCTTCCAAGGCATGCTGCAGTGCTGTCTGACAGCTCTGTACAAAAGAATAGGAACGCTGTTTACTGGCTTTTATCTCTTCTGCAGTCTTATCTGTATTGTTTGGATCCGAAATTGTTCCATAAGCCAGATTACAGTCAAATTCTATCAGCCTCATGAGATGGTTCCATCCATTAAAATAAGATTCGTCCCGAATCTCTGGTGAAAACACTTCCATAAAAGGCTTATCAACCGGTCCTGTATTGTATTCAACTGCCCTGTATAGCCTTTGCTTTCCGGCAGGATATTCAAAACTATCTGTGTCCTTCCGATATTTCAGCAGACTCTGTGCGATATGAATGGCTGTTTCCTTACTTCCATACTCCCAGTTGATCTGAGAATATCGGTTGTCAGCTTCCTGGATATGTTCCACTCCTCTTGAAAATACTGATGCTCCCAAAGGACTGTTTGCATCTTTATTATTTCCAAGCGGTACTCTGAAATAGCCAAATGGCAGTTTATCTGTTCCTGAAAAAGTAATCTCCTGCGCCAGTTCAGACCATCGTGCAACAGATCCTACAGGAATTTCTGTTCCGATCATTCCCTCTGTTTTAGAAACAAACGCTCTGTTTCGAATGTTCAGCATCCCATCTTTCAGGGAATGTATTTCTATTCTGGAATAAATTTCATTGTTTTTCCGAAACTGATCAAGAAACGCGCATTTTGTAATCGTTTCCGTATCAAATTCCAGTGGGAAGAAGTTATCCGCCTGGATGTACTGAATTGATATACCGTCTGCATTTACATACGGTTTAAAAACAAGGCCGCCTTTTGCATTTGCATACTCGACTTGTGTTCTCAGCTTCTCAATCACCTTCTGATAAAACTTATTGATGTATGTCGCCTTTGCACTTCCTGATACTTCACTCTTCACTTCCAGTACTGTCAGCCTGGCAATCTCTCCCGATACCGTTGCCGCAATTCCTGCGCTCTGTATATTTTTATTAAGCCACGGCGACATATCTTCGTACATTTTTGACCACAGTTCTATATGTGCTGCAGTCCTGTTACTCATGGCATAATCAATCTGCTCATCCTTATCCAGGATCTTCCGCAATGCCTGATACATTTTTGTATAATTCATGTTAATCACCCATACCTGATGAGCTGACTGATCTGCCGCTCAATCGTATATTCAAAGCTATCCAGTGAGTCAATGTCACTGGTTCCATCATCAAGTCTTACATTCTTTGTCAATTCTTTCGGATCCCAGACTGCAGTACACAGAGCATTTACCAGGCTGTCGCATTCCCCATCCATATATGCAAAACGCCCCTGCGCCATCAAAATCGAAGTTGCATTAATACGGTCATTGATTTCCGTCTTCAATGCATTCTCTACTCTGATCCAGCCAAGACCATTCTTTCTTAGACTGCTGCGTATTCCTGCGATCAAAGTCTGTTCTGCACTGTCCGCATAGACCACTGTCACATATCCATGCCGACTCAAAATCTTCTGAACAAAGTTGCAAAACATTCTACCCAGCATATCCGGATCGATCTCTATCGGATTTCCGCTTTCATCTTTACAGCTGATCCACTCAGATGCCAGAGGGATAACCATCTGAAATCCCCTTGTGATCGCTGTGGCTGTAAAAGAATGACCTGAGCCAGATCCTCCAAAGTCAATGCCTAGATTGATCTCCATGATATCCTTCGGTTTCTCTTTCATAGCAAAACCAAACTTCCTGGTGCTGATGTCATCTGCAAATCTGCGATAGATCAGACCATTTGCAACAACGCGCATTCCTTTGATGTCCCGCATATACCAGATTGAGTTAACATCATATCTGCTCTCAATCTCTCGCAAACGTTCTGTGGTAATGTTGATATTGTCATAAATGGTACAGTGCATATAGTTGTAACCGCCCGGAAAATTATTCTCTTCCTGCTGTTTCTGGTATCTGTCGATATATTCAGAATAAATAGCAGCTCTCGGATTATCCGGGTTAAGATCCCAGAATACTTTTAATCTCTTTGCCGCAAGCTGTCGGTTAAATGCTTCTTTGATGGTGTTATCGTGATGAAGGTTGATCTCGGTCGCGATCCACATGCCATAGGAGTTACCACGGATTTTCTTGTAGCTGTCCTCTTTGGCTCCACCTGCAAAGATTACGATCTTCTGCCTGTTATGGGTTGCCGGACCTTTGATAAATAACGCTTCATTGTCTTTGTACTTTCCCCAATGGCTCTGTCCGCGAAAGATCCATTCAAGCCCCATCCCATTGCAGTCACCAATGTTCATTTTGGCATTCGCCATTGTAGATCCAGTTGCAAGATGGATCTTGTCTGGGGTGGTCTTCAGCTCATGTGCAAAAGCAAAGACATTATCAACTGTCTTACCAGCACGAACGGCACCCTCTGCCACATTGTAAGAACATTCCCTGCATCTGCGGATGTATTCTTTGTGTTTCTCAGAAAAACGATATAAAATAGTTTTCTTTTTGGTAAATTTATTCACTGCTGCCATAGATCTCGCCTTCTATATCGTCCAGGTCCTCAATCTCCTGGTTATTGCCGGTAAGTTTATCCGTCTGTGCCTTCATCTGTGCGATTCGGGCGCGCTGTTCCTCAGAAGCAGCTTCCCAATTCTTGTGAAGCATCTCGTCATACTGCTTGATCATGTTCCTGAGTTCGCCCTGAGCTCTGGCCTGAGCCTTCAGGAAGTTATTCTGCTTATCCCATGCCTGCTGCACTTCCCATTTCTCGCCAATGACATTTCCATCTTTCTCTTCAATCTTCTCAATGGTCTTATCCTGCTGGTCTTTCACGTAAGCAATGCGCTGTGCTCGGATGATAGCAGCATAAGCAAGCCGTATCTGATGCCACAGAAGATCCAGCGGATCAGCATGATCAATGGCAGAAAGTATCTCCCTGGTTTCTTCGGGGAGATACTTTGAGAAGAATCCGTACTTCTCTGCTTTTTTATTTCCAGGCGGTCCACCAGAACCATTTTTGTTTCCAGTTTGAGCACCTCTTTTTTTTCTCGCAACGTTGCGTTTTTCTTTTGCAACGTTGCAATCCCATTTGTATCTATTCTTCCAGCTTCGGACTGTTCCTTCTGGAATTCCTAACTGATTGGCAATGTCTATTAATTTCAAGCCTTTGTCATATAATGCCTTGGCCTGCTCTACTCTCTGATCTGGTACTCTTGCCAAGCCTCACCACCTCTCATTCGTCGGTTTTGGATATTATGAAATACAGTCCTGCCAGCACCATAAAACAACAGCCGATTGCCACCGTCAGAAAGGAGGTCTTACGTCGAAGACTACGCTGGTGCTGTGCACGCTGTATGAAAAATGGCATTAGAAAAGCACCCCGAAGGGTGCCATGTTATAAATCATTTTTTCTTTTTACATGTACTTGCATTATAGAACATTTGTTTGCAAATGTCCATATCGGAAAACTACACAAAAAGAACCCCGTAATTTCTACGAGGTCCCTTTTGAAAATTATATTCTTGGGGTAGAATATTTTCACATTTCTATTTACGAAATGAGGAGAAAAGAGCCGCCGGCCTCTAAGCCTTTGGCTACATTCTCATCATACAACGACATTTCCGACTTTTCCGACCTTTTTCATTTTATCCCACATTTTTTTAAATACGCATCTCGGATATGTAATCTCGGATAATCTTCATTGTGCGGCATGCCGATCTGCTTCGCAATCGTCTTCCAGGTCATTCCCTGCCTATAAAACATCCGGAACACACATCTCGTCTGGCCATCCTTGATATCGTCTATCCACTGGTCCATAGCTTTAACCTTCTCTTTTTTGTGTTCCAGAGTCTTTCTCCGGCGATCATATTTCTTCTGATCAAATCCGACAACGCTCTGCGGTCTAGGATAGCCGGTTCTGCCGTCCAATATAACACTATTTCCTAACCCAGTATCTGTGTTCTTCATCATCTGAAGTTCCAGCTCCAGTACCGGTATTTCCTGCTTCATTTTCCGGTAATGGTCCAGCAGATCTCTTGTGACCTTAATTTCCATCAATCCCCACCTCTCATTAATGACTGCAGCTGTATGTATGAAGGTGCTGTTCGATAGCCTTTCTCATCCTCCAAAAGCACACAATATCTGTACAATTCTACTACCCAATATGGCTTTCTGATTTTTTCTGAATTCTTCGCACGTCCACGATCTCTCGCCTCTTCTGATTGGCATTTTACATATAACGTAACCCGCTGCCCGCGTTTCAGATTATGTTCTTTTTCTCTCAGACGCTGCAATTCTTCCCATCGTACTCCGTTTATAGCCCGTCCAGAAGTCGGGTCCGGGTAACCCTCATGATTTCTGTATGTCATCTTCTTATCTCCTCTCTCCAGTCAAGTTTCTGCCCACACTTATTACAATACACACTCGAACTGCTCAATACCTCTGCACCACATACAGGGCATTCACCATTTGTTGCATAATATCTGCCAGAAAAATCAAAAATAGTTTTCATGTTTTCCGGCTTCTTCGGAATCTGTTTCTCCTGAGCTTCTTCTTTAATTCCCGCCAACCAGTTCAACGTACACCCGAACTTCTGGCAAATCTGTATTGCCATCTCAAATGGCACTCCGCTGTTGTTCTTCTCCCAGTTCATCACGGTTCTATCAGCCACACCCAGCTCAGAACCGAATGCTTTGAGGCTCATTTTATTTGCGCGGCGTACCCGCTTAATTCTTTCGCCTATTGTCATTTGCTCACCTCTTTCAGCTTATCAACCGCAAATTTCAAACAATCAACGAACTCATCAGTTATTTTAGAGCGGTCAGGTGCTTCAATAAAATTTTCGATTATTGAAACGCTTTTTTCTTTCATTGACATGATATCTGTTTCGCCTGCCTTAGCAAGTTCAAGCAATTCATCCTCGTTGCCTTTCCATGTATCTGTATCGCACAACATTTTCTTGCATTTTGTATTCTCATTTCCAAGAACACATTTTCTGTAATTATTACAGCTGCAACCTGAAAACCTTACCATCCAGTCGATAAATTCTCTGGCGGTCAGTTCTTTTGTTCCAAGCAGTTCAGATGCTTCATACAACTTATATGTATGGTCAGGGCATGCTTGCCTTACAACAGTTTTATCTGAATAAAACTTTAATATATCTGGAAGTTGCTGATCTCCAAGCACAAACACGCCTTTTTCTCCATACCATTTATATCCCTGTTTTCTTGCCTCTTCCAAAATCTTCTCGTATTCCTCTTGCGTTCTGATCAGAACACATATATTTGCTAAATTAATCATCGTTCATTTTCTCCTTGTATGGTTTCGGAAGCGGCATCCATGCATTGACAAACAAGTCATTATCAACAAAACTGTCAACTTCATCGCCTATTCTAAATGTACCGTTATCTTCATCATCTACTGTGTATCTGCTAATCATCGGAACAGAAAAGTTCTCAAATGATACCAGAATATATTCATCCGGATCTGGCAGCCGCTCGCTGACTGGAATCCATCTGTTCTCTTCCTGTTCACCATACTCATTCATTATCTTCTGAATCACACAGCTTTCGCATGAAATATCAAGGGTGCCACCACGCGAGCAGTCGCAACCACACGGCAGGATGACATCATCTATTTCCATTTCGCCCGTTTCAAAGTTCCTGACAAATGTGCAGCACTCTTCCGGGACATAATCCCCGTCTTCAAGTTTGATCATTTTTACACTACTCATTTATTTACCTTCTTTCTCTGGATTTAATGGTATAAGTGGACACCACCACAGCTTGTTGAAAGGATCCTCGATAATCTTTCCCTTGGCCCTGCATACAGTACACGCAAGCGTAATCCCGCTCAAACATAAACAGCATTCGCAATTCGCCGGGGTGTCCAAGATCAGCATTGACTGGTTCATTCCTTCCTCTTGTTCCATGCCTGCGCAGCACACTTCGGATCTCTATCAAGTCTTGTCTTAATTCCGTGAGGTCCGAACTTTCGGCAATCATGATATACGAACCATCCTACATACCCCGTATCAGGACATTCATTTTTGATCAGACTTGCTTTGCCACCACAAAACGGGCACGGTTTTAATTTTATCTTCTCCATCCAGATCTTCTCCTCTTCGCCAAATACTCCAATTGTCTGACTGTTTCCAGAATTACTTCCTGGGATAAATCGGAACTGTTGTTTTGTATCAGTTCTTCTGCTGTATCTACAAGTTCTTTCCAGGCAGCATCATCTTCCAACAGGATGTCGTTGTACTGTTCATATAAGCTCCTGGCTTCCGGATACAGCTCCCAGAGCTTTAGTAATTCTTTTCCTGTCATAATTCTTCAATCCTGATATAGATCCCTGGAATCTGCGCCCAGAACTTCTCAACTATCTCGGATGCCACCAATGCATCATCCTCCCAGAATCCAACTCTGGTCATGCAGTCCTTTAACAACTTCTGGAGATTATCTGTATCAGGCTTCGTGATCCGGTAGGTACCGTTCCCATGTTTGCCATCATCAGGAAAGCACCACTTTGTGATCAGCCTGACACCTTTTCTATACGGTTCTTCCGGAACTTCTCCACCAAGATGTGCCATCAGCTTCTGTCTGGCTGCTTTCAATTCTGGTGGATCATAAAAGACCGGTCTGCCTTTCACAACAGCTACTTTGTGTTCCTGATGTGTTACTGTCGGCGGATTCATCGCCAGGAAAAATTCAGTCGCCATCATAATCAACTCCTCTCCACGTCCTTTTTGTTGGATTATAAATTATAATCCCCCTTCGAATGCATTCTTGTAAGATTTCTCGAAGAACCATGACGGTAATGACAGCTGAATTTTCTGGCTTATCCATCCAAGACAGAACATCAGCATCCCGTGATCGAATCTTCCCTTTTCTTTCTCTTGTTTTAATTTCTGGCATATCTTTCATCCAATGATCAAAAAACATAATTGGAATTGTTATCGTCATTTTCTCACTTGTCATTTTTTTCTTTTCTTCCTTTCCTGCGCGACTGTACTGGGCGGGTATTCTCCTAACCCGTTGTGGGGGCGTCCTCAATCGCCCCACACTTAGGGTGGGAATAACCCGTACAGAGGGCTTGCCCGATTCCCGTGTATATATTTATATATAGGTGCCGGGCAGGCAAGTTCCCGCGTTCCCGTAACCTAAGTAAAGGGCAGGAACATTCCCGTTCCCGTAATCAAGGTTGCAGGAATTTTCCCGCTATTCCCATAACCTAGGTTACGGGCAAGTATTCCCGATTCCCGTAATTAAGGTAACGGGCAAAGACAATGTGTATTTTTATCTACCATAAATCCGATTTCTTTTAACGAATTTCGGATTGTTTTTTCTTCCGGATGTTTCTCTCCGGTTGCCTCTGCGTCTGATTTCAGGACTTCGTATAATTCTTTTACAGTCGGATATTTGTCTTCATGTTCAAAACGAAAATTCTCTATTGCCATCTTGTATTTTTCTTTTTTAGCCTTGCGTACCTGTTCACTTTGTTTCTTGCGCATCTCTTTTCCTTTTTGCCACATTGGTTTCTCTACTTCCAGCTGCAGATCCTTAAGGCTTCCAACTTGATCAATGCGGTGTACCGGGTAATCGAACCACAAATTGACCGGTTCAAACTTTGGAAACTCTCTGAGCGTTCCCTCTATTCTCCAGGCAGTCTTTGCTTTTACGGTATCTTTTGCAGCCTCTATCTGTCGCTCCAAGGCCTTCATCTGCCATTTATCCAGGTGTTCCCTGCAATAGTCCAGCATTTGTACACTGCTCAGCAAATCATCCTGTGAAAGGTCATCTTGCCACTTAAAATGCGCATCCAGATAGCTCTTGCAGGCTCCGCAGACAGCTTTATTCTCTTCCTGCTTCATCAGGGCTTCGCTTGGTTCCAGTTCAATCAGATCCAGCAGTGCATCCGGATCACGGGCAAATACGCCAGAGCCAGACGCACGGTCCATGGATTTCTTACCGCCCTGACTGCCTTTGCTGTGATGGTGGCAGTAGATCACGGCACATCCGAGTTCTGTGCAGACTTTATCGAACTGATTACAGAAGTTTGCCATCTGATCGGCACTGTTCTCATCACCGGTGATGACTTTATAAATCGGGTCGATAATGATCGCTACATAGTCTTTTTTTGCAGCCCTTCTGATCAGCTTTGGTGCCAGCTTATCCATCGGTACCGACTTACCTCTTAAATTCCATATATCAATATTTTTCAGATTCTCCGGAGAGATTCCCATTGCTGTATAAACATCTTTAAATCGGTGCAGGCAGCTCGCTCTATCCAGTTCCAGGTTGACATACATAACACGTCCCTGCGCACAGTACCACTGCAGCCATTTCTTGCCTTCAGCTATGGCAATACACAGTTCTATCTGCAGGAATGACTTACCGGCTTTGGAAGGACCGGCGATTAGCATCTTATGACCTTTCCTGAGGATTCCTTCAATCAGGCACGGTGACAGTTCCGGAAGGTTTTCCCAGACCTCCTCCAGCCCTTCTGGTTCCGGAAGATCATCATTGATACCCTCAATCCACTCATACCATTCGTTCCAGGAAGATTTCCCCAGATTCGTATCTACAATGAACTGTTTCTTTTCCCCACGCTGTACGCCAGGCATTCTGGACAACCTGGAAGGATTTCTGTTCTGCGTATCTACATCAATTCCATTCTTCTGGCAGACCTCATAGAGATAATCTACACGTTTCCTGTATTCGTTATAATCTGCTGCATCTACGCGCACGATCGCGTGAAGGCTTTTCTTTCCGGAATACACCAGGCAGGCGATCGGAAGCTCCAGTTCCCGCAAAATGGCATTCTGTTTCTCCAGATCCATGCGATCAGATTCCACAAGTGCATATCTGTATTCTGTTACATTTTCATTTTTACAGCCATTTCCATCCAATGGATTAAAACGGATCCACGCTCCGGCTTCCGGATTGTAATCACCAAGTACAGCACCAATATCTCCATTACAGCCATTCAGCTGCTCAATGAGCTGTCCTGCAGTGCGATCCCAGCTGCCTTTTTGTGGCAGCCACCGTGTCCCTTTTTCATCGGTCTTTTCCCAGCTGCCTGTTACATAACCAACGTTTTCTCCGGCTTCAAACAAAGTCTCCAGATAACAGATCAGCTGTTCTGCCGGATTCCAGTCCTGTGGTTCCTGAATCTCCTGACCCTCCAGCCAGTTCTTATCCACTACAACACGATCACTGTCTGCCTGTATGCTGTCGTTCCAGTCCAGTTCATGTCCTTTTTCCGGAACCCAACCATGCTCCATTGCCATCTGAACGATCGTGCCTCCTGTTACCGGAGAAGAAGAACCAGAGAAACTTTTCCATTTTCGCTCACATTCTCCAGAATGATATCTGCCAAAGTCCCTCCGGCTCCACTGGTCCCATACAGTGACAGAATAACCTTCCTGTTTCAGGGCCATGCCGACATTTACCCATTCCTGATAATTCAAAGAGCCTGGATCAATGTATTCAATTATTTCTGTCAGACTTGTCCTCTGCTCCATGTTTATGCTCCTTTATGTTCCTGTGGTGTATAACTTTGCGGATGAATGCCTGAAGGTGTTCTCCATCCGTTGGCTGCAATCCTGTCAATTACATTCTTTGCCTGCTCAAATGTCCAGGTTCCAACATGCTGGAATCCCCTGCCTTCAAGCTGCCGGATCTGTCTGGGTGATGCCATATTATTTTTGACCCTCTGCTGTAACCGATCGATGAGAAGATCTGCCTTTCCTGCATTATCTATCCCCTCTGGATCGATCTGCAGTTTTTCCAGCTTTTTCTTCTGTTCTTCAGAAGGCGGCTGCATCGCATACCCAAAAGAAGGTACATAATTTGTCAGGTCTTCTGCCTGAATCGACATCTCAAACTGCAGCGGGTCCACAAGTTTCTTTTTTCTTCGTTTCATTTCCGCAAGCTGTTTCGCCAGAGCTTCCTCGCGCTGTGCCACAACATCTTCTGATGCCTTTTTCTCTGCTTCTTCAATGTCAACCGGCATGCCGGCTTCCTTTTCCAGGTTCTCTGTCATTTTCTGTGCAACCTCTTCGTTTTCACAGATCAGGCTTGCAGGATGACACAGTTCATGCCGCTCCGTATGCCATAGGAAATCCAGCAGCAACAAATGGTCTTTTCCTGTTTCCGGGGATAATCTGGTGCCTCGTCCTACCATCTGACAATAAAGGCTCCTTACCTTTGTTGGTCGGAGCACGACAATGCAATCAACAGACGGACAGTCCCAGCCCTCCGTTAAAAGCATGGAATTGCACAGCACATTGTACTTCCCCTGGTCAAAATCCCTGAGGATCTCCGCTCTGTCCTGACTGCCCCCATTTACTTCTGCCGCCTGAAAACCATATTCGTTCAGCAGGTCGCGAAACTTCTGACTGGTCTTTACCAATGGAAGAAACACAACTGTTTTTTTATCCTTACAGTATTTCTGCATCTCTTCTGCGATTCCCTGCAGGTAAGGATCCAGGGCTGTCCCGATCTCACTCACCTTAAAATCTCCCGCCTGCACAGACACTCCGCTCATATCGATCTTTAATGGGATTGTCAATGCCTTGATAGGAGAAAGGTACCCTTCCTTAATTGCTTTTGGAAGGGTATACTCATAAGCCAGGGATTCAAAATATGTACCAAGATTTCTCATATCGCCTCGATCCGGTGTAGCAGTAACTCCCAGTACATGTGCATGTGAAAAATGCTGCAGTACACGCTGATAACTGCCAGAAATGCAGTGATGTGCTTCATCAATGATGATCGTATCAAAATAATCCGGTTCAAAGCTACTCAACCGTTTCTCCCTCATAAGTGTCTGCACAGATCCAACGACCACACGGAACCAGCTCCCCTGACAAGAAGAACCAGCTTTTTCCATCGCACATCCCAATCCCGTTGTCTTCTTTAATTTATCAGCAGCCTGCTCCAACAGTTCACCTCTGTGGGCAAGGATCAGTACTCTGTCTCCCTGCCGCACACAGTCTTCCGTAACTTTTGCAAACACAACCGTTTTGCCGCATCCTGTAGGAAGCACCAGCAGAGTCT